CCGCGGACACGATGGACCTGACCATCACGGGGCGGGATGCGACAGGCGCTATCGTCACCGAGACCAAGGCACTCAACGGCACGACTCCGGTCACGTTCGCCACCACCTTCGAGCGGTTCCTCAAGGCCACCCTGTCTGCGGCACCCGCCGGGAACGTGACCATAGAGCGCAATACCAGCCCCTATGACGACGTGGTCATCATCCCAGCGGGCAAGACGGCCGCATCCATCCTGTTCATCGACGCAACCAGCGAGGCCGTGGCCACCACACGCTATGAGAAAGAGTTCTGGCGCAACGAAAATGCCAGCCTGACGCTTACCAATGCGACCGTGACCCTGACGGCCGATCCCTCGGCGTCGATCCGTATCGGCCTGGCCACGGCAAAGGGCGACACGGTGAGTGTCACGAACCGCAAGACCGCGCCTGCCGGGGTCACTTTTGTGGATGACTCCGTACAGCAGAATGTGCCGGGCGGCAGCCTGGCCGCGAATGAGAACATCGGCGTCTGGATCGAGATGAGCCGCGCCGCCGACGCGCCGGCCATCAAAAGCAGTTATACCACGCAACTGGCGGGGACCACGGTATGACGACGATCACGTGCATCGGGCCTGTGCTGGGGACTTACACCGAGGAGGAGGAGGCACGAGCCGCCGACAGGCCCGTCATGGCGGGACACGCCAAGCGTGGCATCGAGGTCGAGGAAAAGATCTATGCCAGAGACCAGAATGGCGCCGTCGTGCTGGACAATGCCGGCGAGCCCGTCATCGACAGGATCGAGACCCGCATCGTACCCTGCGGACAGGACCTCACGGCGCTGTATGCCGAGGTCCCTGCGGACGGCCAGGAGCATTTCGTGCGATGCCCCAAATGCGGCAATGTAGGCCGGGTGACGAAACACCCTCCCGAGACGACTGGAGGCTGAGGTGCTCAATGCCGGCGAGTACGGCAAGATCCTGCGCATCAACACGGGCTACAACCTGGGTGGCGCAACGGCACTCTCGCTGTCAGTCACGCGGCCCGACGGCAGTGTATTCACCAGGGACAAGAATGATGTGAGCGTTGGGTCAGCGACGATCCAGGCTGAGGTCGAGCAACCGGATGGATCGGTCGCGCAGAAGACATTTACCGCTGGAGAATACGTGGAATACACGCTGCAGAGTGGTGATATTCCGGACAGCGGAAGATATCGCGCCAAGCTCCAGGTGGATTTCGGGCCGACACAGCGGCTGATCACTGTGAGCAAAGTTTTCAAGGTGCGCGGCTGACAGTCCGCGCCCTTATTCTGTCCTGATATCGCGGGATACCGTGATATAGAGACACAAAGGCATAAGCTGCAAGGCAAAGCCGGGCATGGCCGTGGACACGGTCTCCCGGCTTTTTTGTTTGACGGCGATGAAGAGACGGCACAACCGCATACTGCTTGACCTGCCCGGGGCGCCGGACGGCGCCATCCGTATTCTCTGCGACCGCGTGGATGCGCGGCGCCTGGGAGAGGACAACCGCACGACGACAGTCACGCTGGCCCGTGTCGTCACATTCAACGACCCGTTCTATGGCCGCGTCGAGCTGACCCGCAAGAAGTTCAACCAGATGATCAGGAACTTCGAGGCCAACGTCTATGGCCAGGAAATCATGCTCGATGTCGCACACCGCCCCTCGGAAGGGTCTGCAGGCACTATCCGGCGGTTGTTCGTGGACCGTAACAAGCTCCGGGCAGAGGTCGAGTTCACCGACTACGGGCTGGATGCCGTGAAACGCCGCGGCATGAAGTACCTGTCCATGGATTACACGGAGGACTACGAGGACCCGGAAACAGGAAAAAAGCACGGCGCCCTGCTCTATGGGGCTGCGTTGACGATCCGGCCCCGTGTCAAGCGCATCGATCCCATCTCGCTGTCCTTCGACGACGAGACGCAGCCACTCATCAGTCCCAGGATTCACTACCTCTTCCAACAGGAGATCGAGACGATGAAAGAATTTCTCAATAAACTGCGCGCCAAGCTGGAGGCAAAGAAACTCTCCGCCGGCATCGTGGACCAGTTCTGCGACCAGTTCGAGCAAGCCGCTAAGCAGCTCGGCGACGACCAGGAGGCCCTCGAGGCGCTCTATACCGCACTGGAGGCCGCCGGCCTGCAGCTCGCCGAGAACATCGGCAACCAGGCCGGAGAGCAGGTCATCAAGCTGGACTTCTCCGGCCTGAACCTGCCCGCCGGCCATGGCGGCCTGACCGTGGATGACGTCAAGCGCCTGATGGACGAGCAGGCCCGGGAGGCCGAGGCCGCCCGGCGCCAGCTCGAAGCGCAGCGCGAGCAGAACGTCACCCTGTTCAACAATCTGCTGGACGAAGCCGAGGGGCTGAAAACCCTGCCCGAGGACGCCCGCAAGCGCCTGGGCGAGGCCGCCGAGCTCATCACCCCGGAAATGACCGAGGACCAGGTCCGCCGCCTGGCGGAGCACCAGATCCGTCTCGGCAACGACATGGCCGTCTCGGCCCAGCTCGCCGCCATGGGGTTCCAAACCGCCCAGGGCAATGTCCACATCACCATGGGCGAGAACAACGACGCCAGGGCGCTGGAAGACGAAATCCTGAAAGGCCTGCGCGGCACCGCCCTGTACGCAAACGGCCGCCTGCGCCTGTCGGAGCAGGTGCCTGCCTTCGTGGACAAGGTGCTGAGCGAGTTCGACCGCCTCAACGCCGCACGCATCCATCACGAGCGCAAGCTGCTCGCCGGGGGAACTACCGGCATCGCCGACACCGACCTGCCGGTGGGATTCCAGCGAACGGTGATCCGCGAGGCGCTGTCCGACCTGCGGGTACTGGACTTGGTGCAGACCCTGACCGATTTCGGCGCTACGGCCACCACCCAGATCCCCTACGAGACGCGCGACATGAGTGCCGTCATGCACGACGGCATCGTCTACGAGGGACAGCCCATCCACCGCGCCAGCATCAAGCAGGAGATGGACCTGGCCTACATCCTGCCCATGAAGCTGGCCTTCCTGGTCAGCAACGAAGTGATGCACTTCTCCCGGGCCAGCGCCATCAACTGGGACGCCTACGCGCGCAACGTGGAGAGCAATGCCCGCATCATGCGCGAGCTGATCGTCCGCCGCATCTGCAATGAGCTGCAGCGCGCCGCCGACGCCTACGGCGCCGTGGCCGTGAGCAACGAAGCCTTCGACACGCAGCTCGACGGGGCCACGGTCAGTATCATCAAGACGGCAAACTACCCCATCGTGCGCCCACACCAGCAGAAGGACCTGCAGGGGAATAATGTGGGCGGCACCGAGAACCCCGTCACGGTGCGCCTGAACGGCGCGGCCATCCAGGAGTACGACGGCAGCGGCACCCAGCCTGCCGGGACCTATTACCGGATCACCAACTACAACCTGGGCTATGTCCAGTTCGTCGATGAGACCGGCACGCCGGTAACGCCGCCCAACTCGGCCGGCGCCGACGACATCAGCTACAGCTACGCCACCAACGTGGCCAAGTTCGATCTGGACAACGGCGCCACGGAGATCGGGCAGCATCTCAACGGGCTGCTGCGGACTTTCGGCGCCCGCAAGGCCGTGATGGCACAGGACCGGTTCGTGGTGCCGGATTTCATGTTGATGAGTTACACCCTCAACAACACCGCTACCAATGCCAACAACTTCGAGGCGGACAGCAAGCGCAATGGCACGGACACCACCGGCCAGGGTGATCTCGAGGCCATCAAAGGCATTCCCGCCTACTCCACCAACGCACCGGGCGTCGATCTGGGCGACGAACGCGCCATCATTGGCCAGCGCGGCACGCTGACCTACACCATCGCCAAGCCGTTCGTCACCGGCCAGCCCTTCGAGGCCGTAGACACCAACGGCCAGCCGACGGGTCAGAAGCAGGCCTATGGCGAGGAGTACAGCGCCATCAAGGTGCCCTCGCCCATCCGCAACCGGTTGACCTCTGTGCTGGCCTACTCCTTCAGCGGCCGCTGAGGCATGACGTAACCGGCGGCCGCCTCTGGGCGGCCGCCACAACAAAGGTGAGACGACATGGCGAAGAGACCCTATACCAACGACACGGACAGCATCCAGCACATCGGCACCGTGACCCTGTGGCCTGGCGAGACCAGAGAGGTCGAGGAGACCTTGATCCCAGACCATCAGGCGGCGCCCCAGGCATCGCCACAGGGACCGGGCCCGCTGGCGCTGCTCATCCAGCGAAACGCGCCCGAGGTGATCGCCGCGCTCCCCACCCTCGACGACGAACAGCTGTCCTCGCTGGACGAGATGGAGCGGGCAACGGAGAAACCCAGAAAGGGTGTGCTGCAGGCCATCGCCGAGGAGAAACTGACCCGCGCCGATCGCGCCCAGGCAGGCGAGGGAGAGACTTCCGGCTGACATGGCCAGCCAGCTCCTGCATGACCTCAAACCGGCCGCCTTCGACCTGGCGCTGGCATTCGTCGAGGCCTGCGAAGATGCCGGCCTCGATGTCCTGATCTACTGCACCTACCGGTCAGAGCGCGAACAGGCCATTTTGTTCCGCCAGGGCCGGCCGCTGTGGCAGATCAGAGAGAAAGCCGACGAGCTGCGTCGTCGGTGGCAACGCCCAGATCTCGGCGACCTGTTGATCGATGTGGGGCCGCAATACGAGCGCCAGATCGTCACCTGGGCCGGGCCAGGACAATCCATCCACAACTACCGCTGCGCATTCGACTGCGTGCCGTTGCGTGCCGGCAAGCCCGTGTGGAGTGCCGACCTGGTCGAGGACCACAAGCTGTGGCTGCGCATGGGCGAGATCGGGGAATCGGTGGGCCTGGAATGGGCCGGACGATGGTCACCGAGAAAACGCGAGTATCCTCACTTCCAGCAGCCCGGTGTGAACTGGCGCGAGCTGATCATGCAGCCACAGGAGGCGTGATGCTGACGAAGGAGGATGTCAGGGACGCTGTCAATGAGGCGATCCAGCAGCACATGGCCATCGACGCAGAAATCCACGCAAAACACCACAACCTGCTGGAACGCCTGATCGAACAGCAGGACCGCCGCATGCGCTTCTACGACCGGGTCAAGCAGCAGGTGGCCGGATGGGGCGTGATCACCATGCTTGGCGCCATTGGCTACATGACCTACGAATATTTCGTCGGTGTGGTGCGGAAGATCAGCGGACACTGACATGAGCGGGAGCATGAGCCGGGCTGACCTGGTCGATGATTTGAAGGCGATCCTCATGGATGCCGCGCTCAAGTTCCAGGCAGAGGATGGGTCCGACTTCTGGCGCCACCTGGATATCGCCGCCCGGGATCTCTCCAGAGTCAGGCGCCGGACACTGCTGGGCACGCTGAACCTGGTCGCCGACCAGCCCAACTACCCGGCGCCATCGGACATCCTGGCGCCCAAGGTCGCCCTGTGGGGCCTCAACGAGCGGCGCAGCCGCCGTCCCTGGGACGTCAACTGGGTCGGCCGGCTGCCGGTGATGCAACTGGCCGAGAACGCCGGCGCCATGGAGATCTGGCTGGATCCCGCGCCCACCGCGGCACAGATCGCGGATCTCGGCGCGGCATACAAGTTCTACTATTTCGCGGTCCACCGCATCGATGAAAACGCGTCACAGACCACCGTGCAGCCCTCGGACCGTCCCTTGCTGCTGATCCGCGCCGCTGCGCAGGCCCTGCAGGAGCTGGCCCACAACAACGTCACCAAGCCGGTGCAACTGGGCAGCGCCGGTGTCGGCAGTATGCCGAAGAACGGCACGCCCGCGGCGCTCAGCGAATCCCTGATGCATCTGTTCGAGAGGATGGCGGCATGAGCCTGGAAATGCGCGTCGAGTCCGACCGACTGCGCCTGGCCATGGCGAAGCGGCCCCGCCAGCTGGCCGTGGCGCTGAACGATGTCGTGGGGCGCACGGTGCTGGAAGTGGCCCGCATCGCGCGGCGCCAGGCACCCAAGGCAACCTCGCGCCTGGTCAACGCCATCGGCGGCATACAGACCGCGCCGCTGGAAGGCCTGGTACTGGCCGCCACGGACTATGCCCATGCCGTCGAGGATGGCACAGGTGTCTACGGTGAAACCGGCACACCGTCCGGGCGCATGCCGCCGGTGGAGAACATCCTGGACTGGATCCGGGTCACCAAAATCCTGCCCGACGATCCGGATATGGATCAGGCCGACCTTGCCTTCGTGATCGCGCGCAACATCGCCCGTAGCGGCACACCGGCGCAACCCTTCATGGCACCGGCATTCGAGAAGCACCGCGACCGCTTCCGGCGCCGCATCGAGGCCGCTGTCGAGAGGGCTCTGAAATGACGCCCAAGCCGATCCGCCGCAT